ACTAAGTCTCCTGGGTCATCAGAGCCAGGAACTGCTTGTAGCTCAATATCCTTACCACCAAACATAGTTAATTTCCCATCTACATAAGCGTCTCCACCTACGTCTAAAGCACCTCTTTCCCAAATTTTACCTGCTGCTATACCTGTCTTACTCCAACTCATAGGTACTGCTTCAGTTCCTACACTAGAAACCACCTCAATGCTTCCACCAACCTTATCGCTAATGGTAAGTTTATAGTCATAACTTGAAGTGGTAAGGTTTGATAAATAAGTGAAAACTGGGTTGAAAGTTATTGTGCCAACTGCCAAAGCGGTTGGACCAGTTCTAGGCGTCCAAGTGGAAGAGGTTTTAAGTTTACTGTGAACGGAGTATGTTAACTGGTTTTTACCATCAAGGCTGCTAATACTTGAACTACCAGTTGTGTTGATAGTTGTTTGCGTTGTCGCATTTCTTACTGCGGTAAATGTTGCAGAAGGAGAAGTATAAGCATGGAAAGTAACAGAAACTGTTCTAGCCGTACTTACTCGTCCTCTACTGTCTGTTACGGTAGCGGTTGCAACTACTGCGCCTATTCTATTTACGGCACTTGTCACACCGTTCTGGCCGTAATTTACACTATTGAAGTTGATATTGTAACTTGCTATGGTTGAACTTTTAGTACCAGAAGCACCGTTGATAGTAAAGCGTATGCGGCTTAAACTCTGTGCAAACTGGTTGGTTCCCATTGCAAGTGCAGTAATAGCGCTTGCAGTTTCTGCCGCGGTTACACTTGATAAGGTAGGGATAATATCGCTACCTACATAAGCTACTGCGGTGGCGCTGGACTGTCCTATTAAAGTTGTTCCACTGAATGTATTTACATAAGCAGTTACGCTAATAGACGTACCATTTGGCACGTGTGCATAAATTGCGTCTAACTGTGCTGCACTGAAAGCGTAACTATCTGCTGATAATTTCCCAGTGTTGTGAATAACGGTTCCACCAATGTATATCTGATATTCATTAGTGAAAGTTGTACTGTTACGTGCAGCGCTTACTGTTATACCACTTCCAATTGTAAAGTTTGGAAAGCTTGTGATAATACTTGTGCGCGGTATTGTGTTCAAAGCAAAATTTGTTGTCGTTAACGTAACCGTACCTGTGTAACCACTTGAAAAACTGATACCCATGTACAAACTACCGCCAAGTGAGAATGTTTTCTCACCTGCGGAAGAATGTGATACGGTTTTGGAAGTGGTAAATAGTAATTTATCTTCATTACCACTTAAACCAATGGTTACTGTGTCTGTATATGTTGTTCCATCAAGAATAATGGTTGCCGTTTTGCCAGTACTGGAAACGATATTGTAACCACTTCCTAAGCTTTTTAAATACATTTTCGCAGTAATGGTACTTGTATTTGCTGCCACATTCTGCGTGGCGGTCCATTCTATTCTTAATTGGTAACCTGTTCTAAAATTATTGGTTATTACTCCACTTAGTGCCATTAGTTATCCTCACCTACCCATCGTATAATTGTTATGTTTGCGTCATGCTTTGTAAGTTCATGTACGCCTATTTTTATTTTTTCTGTAATATTAGCTTTGGTAATATTTAATTCATTACCACTTACATAAGCTACCTTTGTTGTACCGTTTAGGAACTGTAATTCTTCGTTAGTGATATTAACTTTTAAGCTACTATCGCTTTGTCCTATCAGCAAGCCGCTAGCACTAAAGTCCATATAGTTCTCAATTACTTCATAGTCAGCGGTTGCGTTGTCCGCAGTAGTTTGTGCAGTAGATATACTTGTTCTAATACTCGTTAGACTTTGTTCTATCATGCTACCTACTGTTGTTGCGTCCACCTTACCAGAAAGTAAGCTATTCATAGCATCACTGTTGATAATACTGTTTCTAAGTGTGCCATTAGTAATACTTGTTTCAATATCCAACACTGTTCCTGCAAGTACTCCACCAGCCTGTGCGTCATAAGCACCTATGTCGTCAGCAGTAGTGGCGCCAATTGGGAACCAGTCGTCTACAACCCATCTTCTAGGAATATTAGGTTCTACGCTGGTGTCTATCCATATAAGGTTGTTAAACTTAATGGAAGGTTCTGTGTCGCTCTTTATCCAAGCGTCTTCCTTCTTTACTGCGATACTGTCTATATAAGCATTAGCTGCATCTTCTGCATCTTGTGCGGCTGCATCTGCGTAAGCTTTGGCAGTAACTAGTTTAGCGTTTACGTCTGTTATACGCGCTGCTTCTTCAGCAGTTACAATTCCATCTGCATAAGCTTCTGCTAGAACACGTTTGGCTTCTGCCACTGTGTCTGCATAACTCTGTGCAGTGGTTTTAGCGTTATTAGCAGCAGTGGTAGCATATGTCTGTGCGCTTGCAAGTGCAGCACTGGCTTGTGTTTCTGCGTATGTCTTAGCAGTAGCCAATTTGGCATTTACATCTGCTATTCTTGCAGTTTCCTCTGCATCTACTATTCCATCTGCGTAAGCTTCAGCTATGATACGTTCGGCTTCAGCTTTAGTAGCTGCGTAACTTTCTGCCGCAGTTCTTGCATTAGTTGCTGCGGTTGCTGCATATGCTTGTGCTGCGGTTTGTGCTGCGGTTGCTTTTGTAGAAGCGTCTGTAGCTGCGGTTACTAAAGCCGCATTAACTGCTGCAATTCTGGCTGCTTCTTCATCGTCTACTATTCCATCAGCATAAGCTTCTGCTATAACGCGTTCTGCTTCAGCTTTAGCAGTAGCGAAGGCTTCAGCCGCCACTTGTGCATCACTGGCTTTATCTTCTGCATAAGCCTGTGCGATACCCAAATTAGTGTTGGCGGTTGTATCGTCTGTGTACTTGCTGGCTTTTATCCAGTCAGAAGCGTTGTAAGTTCCTGTTACTCTGTTGATATTTGAACGCATAATGTCTCCACCAGTACCTTGAACCCATAAGTCTCCAATGTTGTAAGGTGGAACTGGCTGCGCTATAAATACTCGTCTTTTCGCGTCTGCGGTATCTTGTGCTTTAGCTGCGTCTGATAGTGCTTTAGTTACATCACTGTCGGTTAGACGCTGCCAACTGTATACACCTGTTAGTACCTGCCAACGGTAGGCATAACCTGTGAAAGTGTCATAATACAAGTCACCTAAATGGATATTCTTTGTATCTACATCTGTCCAATTAGCAGTTGGTTCATTAGTTAAAAGTGGCGCCACATTGTAAAACCAAGTGGTAATACTACCATCAATTTGGCCTTGTAGAGCATCAATGTCGTTAATTACTGTGTCTGCAAACGTATTAAGTTGCGTATCAGCATAACTTTTAGCTGCATTTTCTGATGTAGCGATAGCATCTGCCACTGTTGTAGTGGAGTTAAGTTTCAAAGTGAAACCATCAGCGTCCAACTTCATCATATTGCCTAAGTTGAAATACCCACTGTTAAGGTCGATATAAGAAAGGTTGTTTGTACTCTTTAAAATACCTGTGGCAATTCTGGCCGCACTCATACTACCTGTGGTAATAAAGTTAGCGTTAATACTACCGTTAGCTAGAATAGCTAATTCGTAGTTACCACTGTAACCTGTTGAAGAATGTCCTAGTCCGTTTATATTCCATCTCCACACGTTCTGTGCGGTAGAAATGTCCATTGTGTCCATTATTAGCATTTCATATGGCTGGTCGGTTTCGTTGTAACGAATTACTACATTACCACCATTACCTGCTTTGATAAGTTCGGTAGCGTTAACTATCTCTACCATCAATTCAGTTTGTATTCTGATAAGGTCGCCACTTACTGCATCACGTATGGCCGCACCGTTATCCTGGAAGACAATGTGTTTGTTAGCTAATTGAATAACATTGCGTTCTGGTTGGATAGGGTAGTCGGTTAGTTTAACAATACGGTGGCTTTCCTGCCATGAGTTTTCTTTGTCAATAATGCGCACCACGTCACCTAACCCAAAGGTTAGAATGGTGTATTCTGGTTTAAGTTTAGCTAGTTCAAGCACGTCTACACTGTAGCTACGTCTTGGTTTTGCCATCTGTGATAACTTAGCGGTAGCATCTGCAAGTAAGCTTTCTTTCACTGTGTAGCGGTCGTCTGTCCATATTTCTTCTATAATTTTGTTACTATGCTCGAAGTTTTCAACGTATTCTTTGCCGCTATTTATATCAGCAAACGTTAGGTTGTCTTTACCATAAGCATAAAGCCTAGTAGCAAAGTCGTAGGTGTCACTCTGGAAGTCCAGGCGTCTAATGTTAAGGTCTGTATAAACATAGGCACCTCTATCACTACCAAGCAACTGTTTGACTCTTACAACCTTGTTTAAGGTATCAAACTCCACTTCAAAACCGTATGTGTTCATGGCCTTAACAATTAAAGCAAAAGCATTAATGTTCTCTTCACGAAGGGTGCGGTTTTTCGCTGGAATGTCAACTAGGCTATACGTCCAACCTACTGGTAATATCTCATTAAGAACGAAGCTTATGTCACGTTCAACGCTTTCATAACTACGTATCTTTGTTGCTTTCAATTCATCTACATCTAGCTTTCCAAATACCTCTACAAAGTCTTTGGAAGGATAGTTAATTTCTTTAATTACAAACCTGTTGTCTATCGTCTGTAAGTATAGTTCCTGTTCAATGTCCTTTACACTTGCGTCTGTTCTAGGCACCAGGAAGTGTATAATTTTGTCCGCAGTTTCCAGGTCGCTTTCTATGTAGTATTCCTTCACCTGTGTAATAAGGTGAAGGGTTTGTTTTGTACTATTAAGTAGTTTTATCAAACCCTTAACCTCCTTTAGTTAAATTGTGGGAAGTAGTTTATAGTCACGTTAGCCGCAGTTGAAGAGAAGCCTACAGTAGTTTGTCCTATAGCTAATTTTGGAAACTCAAAGCTTGAAAAGTTTGCTATGTCGTTGTCTGCGTTCTTTGTGTATTTAAAGTTGTAACCATCTACTGTATAAGTGTTCCCCACTAATAGGTTCTTTAGAACTAAAGGTTCTTTTGTAAGTCCTGTTATAGTGTAAGTAACAAGGTTACCAGTTGGAACAATTACCAATTTGATAGGTGTTTCTACGCTGCCTGCATTGGTTATGCTCTTCGCACTAAGTGCGTTGGCTGCAACCGCCACTTCTGGTAGGTAGGTTCTTCTTACAAGCAAACTTACGCTTATTTTAAACTTACCATTGGTAAGCTTTTCCATAGCTGCTGCCCCTTCCATGTGTGCGTCATAAAGATGTGTTATGTCGTCAAACTTGAATGTTGCCATCTTCAAATGTCTTACCAGGGTGTCCATGTTATTAAACATAGCTTCATCGCTGGCGGCTTCAAGTAAAAATACTAGTTCCATGTTTTTGTATCTGTCATAGCTACGAAGGAACAAAGGAGAAGGAGAACCTTCAAGCCATTCATTCACATTGATAACCTCATGGTTAGTGAAGTTACGGTCAATGAGTGTAGCACCCATAGTTGTTATATTAATGTTATTTATTACCATGTTCTCCCTCCTTATGTTGTTCTTCTAGTTGCCATAGCAAACTTGTTCATAAAGTAGTCCATATCGTCCTTATCTCTAAAGCTATAGTCACCGTTAAGGTTAATAGTCAATGCTTTATTGTCGTTACTACCTAGTCCAAGCATCTGCTTCAAGTCGCTTAAAGGTGCCACCACTTCTGGTGAACTGCCAAAGCCATTAGAAGCGTCTCCTACTCCGTTCTCTCCTAGTATTGCTGGTTTCTTGAATATCGCACCACGTGCGTTCCATGAAACTGCCATCTTAGGCACTGAAGGTGGAACTAGACTAAAACTACCTGTTAATGAGAACTTAGGCATTTTGAGTTTAGGCCATTCCCACTTGAAGTTGAAGAAGCCTTTTATCTTGTTTATTGCCTTCTCTACAACGTCTCTAGCTGCTTCTATCTTGTCTTTAATACCATCGTATATATCTTTGAAGTAGCCTGTTACGTTGGTTACTGTAGTGCCAATACCGTCAAAGAAACCTTTGATACCTGCTATTACGGTAGAAACCGTTTCTAGTGCTGCATCCATCTTGCTCTCAATAGCAGTTGCTATCTTACCAAACCATTCAAATACCCAACCAACAATAGGTCCTATCCATTGTGTCCACTTATCTGCTACCCATTTAACATAGGCACCAATAAGGTCAAACACTGGTTTTAAAACATTGTTGTAAGCTTTGTCTACTCGTTCTGTCATACGCTCAAAGAATGCTTGTATCTGTGGCATATTCTCTTTGAACTTCTCCATTACTGCTTTCACAAGAGTAATAATAACGTCAAACACTGGTTTAAGAACAGTTTCGTATACCTGTTTAATTATCTTAAATGCTATTTCCACTACTTTCTGAATATAAGGGAACGCTATTTTGAAAATGTCCCACACTACGCCTACAACGTCCATGATGGCTTCAAATGCTGGTTTCAATGTGTCTTTCCATACCTGTGATATGAACTCGAATACATTGCCAGCCATTTCCTTCATCTTAGGCATATTGTCCACGAAGAATGCTACTACTTCTCCAACTACGTCTCTAATGCGGTTGAATATAGCCACTGCGGTTTCTTGTATTAAAGGCCAATTATCTACGAAGAACGCAACAACCTGTGCTGCTATCTCTTTGATACGGTCAATAATTCCGCCACCTTCAGTGAATTTGCTCCAGTCAAGGGTTTTTACCTTGTCGGTAAGCCATTGAACCGCAGCTATTAAACTCTTCATAATGGTAACAACTACTGATAGAATAGGTGCTCCAATAGTCGCTAAGAACCTACCCCACGTAGCTTTCAAGTTACCCATTACGTTCTCATAATTTTCACTCTCACGTGCGGCTTGTCCCATCGCACCATTCATTTCATATGTTTTGCCAACTGTGTCAAGTAGTAACCATTGGCGTTCATCTTCTGAAAGGTCCTGCCAACTCTTTCCATACATTTCATTGGACTTAATGTCCATCTGTTTAGCGTTTGTAAATACACCAATAGCATCACCAGCCGCAAAGTTACCTTTCATAAAGCTAGCTAAACTACCGCTTGTAGTCTCAAGGCTTTGGTCGTAGAAAGCTGCCGCATCTGCTGCAAGGGAAGTTGCCTTCTCTGTAGCACTCATGGCTTGTTCTGCTTCCATACCAGCACCTTTAAACTGTCCTCCAAAGCTATTCCATGACTTAGTTAACCTGTCACCATGTATACCAAGTTCTTCACTTTGTTTGTTTATACGTTCAAGTGCTTTTTCGCCCTCTGTGCCTTTGAATATCTGGTCGAATTGTGCGTCCATAGCTTGTAAGTCTGCGGTAGTGGTAACTATTTTCTTACCAAATTCGATAATAGCTTTAACTGCAAAAGCTGCAACAATTACTTTACCAATTTTCTTCAAACCACCAGCTAGTCCATCACCTTTCTGTTTGATACCATCCATTTGGCCTTTAACGTCATTCATACCTTTTTTCATGTCGCTTATATCGGCCAGTATCTTAATTTTTAGGGTTTCTTCATTCATGTTTGTCCTTCACCTTCTTTCTGAAATATGTTTAGAAGGTTCTTAAATTCGGCTTGCTTCTGTTCTATAGAAACAAATTCCTTCTTTGTCTTAACCGCCTTCGTTTCAAATGGGTTGTGTGGTTTAAACTGTTTACCACCAAAGAACCTGCCTATGGAATTTGTCATAGCAGTTTGTGATAGAAAGAAATTACGTTCTTCCTGTTCTTTGAAACCTTGAATAGCTAACTCCATTTCTCTAGGCGTAGACGAATAAAAGGCGGTGGGACTAATATTTAGTTTTCCCACCGCCACTTTAAACATATCTTCAACATATTGTTGAAAAGTATAACTTCCAGAAGAAGGGTTTAAGCGTTTGGGGAAGTATTCTCTTCTTTCTTCATACCTAACGCTTGTGTAAGTTCCTCAAGGAAAGCAGCGGAAATGTCCATAATGCTCATTCCACCCTCTATAAGCTGGTCGATGATAACGCCTGCTTTTTCTTCACTCATTTCATGTTGTTTGGCCTTTAAGCCATAGAAAATTATTCTTCTTAGTGCGGTTAAGCTAACGCCCTCTTCGTTGTCAAATAGGTCGGTAAAAGGTTTACCTGTCGCCTTCTCAAGTTCCACTAAACTGTTGATACTGTAATGGACTATGTAGTCCACTCCATTCGCTTTAACTATCTTCATCTGTTATACCTCTCTTTCATTATTACGCCTTAACTAAGGCTCCTGTTCCTGTAAAGGAAACTGCATAAGTTGCTACATCGTCATAAGGTGCTTCGATAGGGAAGTCTGTCATAATAGCCATACCGCTATATACCAATTCTGTTCCTTTAGCTATCTGAATTTCTACTTCGTCTCCTGCTTCAAAAGCAGCTTCAAGTGCTAGGAATGCCGCATCGTCTAGTGCGAATAAACCATCGCAGTCGATACTCCATTCTTTGAAGCCAGTAATAGAACGTTTCCAACTACCGCTAACTTTATTAGTAACGTCAATTGACTCCGCACTTCTGTTAAGAGTTGCCCCTCTCTGTCCGCCTACTGCGGTGAATACTGGTAATTCTACAGTTCCTGTGTTAACAGAAACGAGAATATCAATACCTCTAATTTCTTCCATGTGTTTTACCTGCCTTTATAATTTTTTAGTTGTAACATCAGCACTCCATGTGTTACGCCTAGTTGTTTCTCATTTAGAATACGCATAGAAAACCTAATTCCTACTGCGTCAAGTGCTGCTAACTGTGTCTTTATCTGTTCTACGTATGTCAAGGCGTTTGTCTTACCTTTATCCTGTGTGAAAACATGAATGTCGATATAAACGTCCTGCAACGTGTCCAGTTTGTAGAATGTATCATCAACTGAAAGGTCGCTAATTACAATGTAAGGGAATGGTATATCCACTACCCAATAGTCGTAAGTATCAACGTTCGTTGCCATACACGCGTCATAAACTGCTTTTCTAATGTCATTAATTACCATATTGTTTCCACACCGCCTTCAATACATTCTTTGCTTGTCGTTGTGCGTCTCTAACTGCTGGTCGTAGATAAGGTTGTGCAGCTTGTGAAGTTGTCCCATACTCAAGGTGCGGTGCATACTCCAATGCACTTCCAATTTCTGCACTGTTGCCATCTACTTCCAATGTTATAGACTGTTTCAATGCTCCAGTATCAACTGGTGCATTACTTCTAGCACTCTTATGTGCTATTACTCCCAGGTTCTTCACTATCTCATTAGCCATCGGTTCTGAATTTGCGGCAATAGCAGCAATACGTTTTTCCAAACTAGTGCTATCAACGGTTATTTTGAACATACCTAAACCTCGTGTCCAACAAAGCACTTAAAGTGGTTTGTACGATACTCAATTTCTCTTATCAACTGATATTCAGCGCCACCGTACTGTATAACGCTACCTACCCCTACCTCACCATCGTTATCAACGATAATGGTAATAGTGCGGTAAAACCCTAGGCCAGAAGGCAAAGGTTTCAGGTCATTAGAACCTGTGCTAACAGTGGCACGAATATCTACAGTTGAAGTGGTAAGTTCTTCTTTTCCGCCATATTCATCTATGATGGTAGAGGTCTGGAATTTAGTTACACTACTATCCAGTCTCATGTTATATAAACCTAAACTTACCGCTAGAGGTGTTAAGGTAGTGCGTAATTGCGTAAGTGTAAGGTGCCAATTCATCTATTGATGTATCGTATGTACGACTAATACCTTCTACGCTTTCTGCACTAAGTCCTTCACTCCCTAGCTTGTTGTAAGCTTGTATAACTAATTCAATAAGGATATATTCCAGTGAAGTGGGAATGGTAGAGGCCCTTAAAGCAGCTTGGAGTTTGCCGCTTTTTAAACCAATAAGAGTGTTTAGAAGGGTGTCGCTTTCTGTATCACTGATATTCAGTAATATCTTAATTTTCTCTAACACCATCTTCTAACCTCCCTACGCCTATGCTAAGGCTTCTGTAATTTTAACTACTTTAGTAGCATCAGTAAGGGCAACAAGTGCAACCTTTCTCATAACTACTGTGTTTTCTCTTGTCTCAATGTCTCTGTCCTGTTCTACTTCAGAGTCTTTCTTAACGAATAGGGAAATTGCGCCTTTTTCCATTAAGTAAGCTTCGCCTTCTGGAACAAGTTTAGAAATAACTACTGGAACTCCAGCGATAGAACCAATTTGTCCATTGTATAGAATGTCTCCTGCTCTTGAAGCTTTGAAGTCTACGTCTTTTCTAATAGCAGTTCTTAGGTCAACACCCATGATAAGAACCAGGTTGCTTTCCTCTTCTACGTTAAGTACGTCTAAAGCATCTACAACTGCGTTGTAGTCAAAGTCTGCACCTAAAGCGTAAGTAGCTGATAAAGTAGCTTTAGCTAATTCAGCGAAGAACTTGTCGTTCATATCGTTAACCATTGTTTGACTTGCACCCTTGATAGCCATGTCAAGAATTTTGTCATCTATCATTACCTGTTCGTCAAAGTACTCGAATGTTTGCTGATGCACGCCTACCTCGTATTCAACTGGTGCGAAAGTAACTGTACCTTTAACTGTGTTAGCTTCACCCATTGCAAGTGCTTCAACTGCACCTTCGTAGTTGTAAACGTTGATAATTTTCTTCATTCCAGGTCCCTGTGATAAAGAACTGTCAACGGTCATAAGGCTTCTTGTGTTTAGTTTGGTTTCTAGTAAGTCGTTTAGTTTGCTCTCTAGAATAAAGTTTTCATATGTTTGATGTGCCATAATGTTTTATCTCCTTTATAGCGGTTATACCGCGTTGTTATTTTTTTAAGGTAGTGTAAGTGGTGGTTTTCTCTGCTTTCCCTCAACAAGAAGTTTTCTTATAATATAGTGAGTGTTGTAGCAATGTTGGGGAAACAGAGAGCAACTTCACACTAGCAACTTCGTACCTTTAACCGTTAAGCTGCTTGTAAAGTGTTGGGTTAGTGCGGTAAAGTTCTGCGCGTTCTGCGATAGATAAAGTTTTGAATTTATCTTTATCAAGTCCTGCTTGGTTTACAGAAGCTTTTGGTTTGGAAGTGTTAATACGTTTCTCCACTTCTTCATTTACCATTCCTAGTACCAACTGTTCTAGGGTTGTAATTTTCTGTTCAACTATTTCCATATCATCGTCATAAACGAAGTCTGTAAGAACGCTTGAAAGTTTCTTCTCCTGTAGTTTGTTGCCAATTTCAACTTTACGTATCATGCTTTGGTATTGTTTTTCTTTTTCGTCAAGCATCTTGAACTTTTGTTCAAGGTCAAGTTGTTTTAGTTGGTCAGGAGACATTTGCGCTCTTTTCTCATAGTCTTTAAGGTGGCTATCCATCTTGTTACCAATTTCGCTTTCCCACGTTTTCTTTGCTTTTGTTAAAGCTGAAGTTACTCGCTTGTCTGTCTCTTTTTGAAGCATGGCGGCTAACTCTTCTTTAGTAAGTGTTAAAGTTTCTTTGGTTTCATTAGTTTCGTCTACCCCTGTGTTTTGTTCCATGTTTGGGTTGGTATTTGTTGTTTCCATTGTTTTTACTCCTTCTGCCCTTTAAGTTGCGTTGCCCCTTAAAGTTCATAGTTTATATTTTTTTTTAAATTGCTCGAATGTCATGTTGCCATCTATCTTCATTGGTTTGCCAAAACCATCTCGTCCATATTTGTAAGGTGGCTTCCAGTCAAGTATGTCAACTGGTTCTATGGTAGAACGACAATTAGGGTGAAGAGGTGGCGCGTTTAAGCCAACCTGCATGGCGGAAAAGTTAAATTTACGGTCGTCCATTTGACCGCACCTTTCGCTTGTTCTGCTATCGAAGGTGGCGTTGTAGCGGTATTCAGTGAAGCCTAATTCTGTGAAAGAAGCTTTATCACTTTCCGCTATAATGGCCGTTGTCTCTGTGCGCAATATACGCTGCGCGTTATAGTAGCTATTAGAAGTAGCGTTACGGAGCAAATACGCAGTTGTGCGTGGGTTTTGTCCAGTAGTGATACTTTCTTCTATAAGGGTGCGCAGTTTAGTTCTTAGCAGCGTTTTATCACGCCATATACGGTCTGAAAACTCACGTCCATCTTTGGCCCAAGCAGTGTGTATTACCTGGGAAAGACGTTTAGGTTCTAAGTGGGCAAAAGCCAGTTCATAACCTAGTCCTTTCTGTACTTCATAAAACATTTCATAATAGTTTGCTTTGTATATGTTTATCAGGGTGCGGTCCATCAACTGAAGTTCCGTTTTTGCCAGGTTGCTTGTTAGCTTATCCAGTTTTTCCATCAGTGCCTGCGAACGTCCCAAACGCCCAGAGAAGGAAGGGTTATAAAACATATCCATCTCAAGCTTGTTAAAGTCCACAATACCGTTCTTGGTATAAGGCTTCAGCATGGCGGTGTAGTCGTCCAATACTGTGTGGTAGAAAGCGTTGTATTTATCAAACATGATGCTCTCAACGTCTTCTACGTAGCGGAAACGTGTTTTCATTCGTTGTTCCCAATATTCTTTGTTTGGAAGATAGCTATAACTGTTCATCGCTATCAACTACTTCCAATTCACCTAACTTTTCTGCGGTGTAGGCTTCGTCTACAAAAGCGTTTGATGTTGCCCTTTCATTTTCTATCTGTTCCATTTCAACTTGAACGTCTTCAATGAAGGATAGAAGGCTTAACATTGTTTCTTTTGATACGATACCTTGAAGGTTTCTAACCATTTCTGTTTCTTCTACCAGGTTCGCTGGAAGCGAACGTTTGAACATTGGCTTCATAGTCATGTAGTTATCAGCCGCCATTAGTCCACGTGTGTAGAATAAATTAAACATTAGTTCAAAGCGTCTCTGTAGGCCCTTTTTGAATTTACGTTCTTTCATAGCTGCCAGGTTTTCTAGGCCTAGAAGTTTGTACTTGATAGCTACACCAGATAGGTTTCCAGCAAAGCTTTCATCTGTAAGGTTAGGCACTGCGGAGAACTTATGAATGTCGTTAACAATACGGTTCTTGAAGTTTTCTAATGCTCCATCTTGTATGTTTTTAACCAACCATTCTGCTTTGGCACCTTCACTGTCGATGTTGATAATGCGGTTTTCCTTCATGTTTAAAGCGTCCGCATTGTCTATGGTGGCGCCACTTAGGAAAAGGTAAGCATCACTGAAGTACTGGAAGTCATTGGCGGTATCACTATTAAGTAGGTTATATTCGTCTATTAACGTTAATACCTGTTCATAGTCGCCTTGTTTGTTGTTGTTGTTTACGAATACTGTCACTGGCACGTCTTTGAAGAAATGCTCTGTGCTTTCTATCAAAGCTAAACCGTTGATAGAACCTTCATACACGTTAAAACTTTTAGCGTCATAGTATTCCACATGAAGTGTTCCAATGGTGTCTTCAAAGTAGCGAATAGCTGCAATGATGTTCGGTTCCAAGGCATAGTCATAAACAACTATCATTTCCTCTGGACTAACCACCGCAAACCTTGTGTCAACCTGGCTTGTTTTGTCTACGTAAAGCAGTTCGTAAGATACTCCGTATATACTCATGTTTTCTGCGTGGGTTGCGTTCATATCTGCTTCATCATTAAAGTCAAGTATGTTTTTAACCATTTCCAACGCTTTATCGTCTTCTGCGGTGTAGGAAATTGGTGTGCCCATGAAGTAGCTTGTCGCCTGGTTAGTGATATAGTTGGCGAAGTTATGAACTTGTCTAGCGTCTGGTTTGAATGGTTCGTAAGCACGTCTTAGAATGGCGTGTTCACCTAAGAAATAGTCTTTAAGCATTGTGTATCTTGGTGCGTCATTCATCTGGTGTTCGTGTATAAAATGGCTTATGGCTGCCATGTCCAGTTCGCCATCGTGTCTGTAGTTTTTATTTCTCACTTAGTTTTCACCTTCTTTTTTTTATTTATAGTCCCAACACTGCTTTGTTTAGTGTGGAAACTTTATTTTGTGTGTATATATCAGAGAAGGCATAGCGTAAAGCATCAAGTGAGTGGGAGAACTCGTGCGTTGTATCGTTTGTAAATTCTCCTGTTTGTTTGCTTTTGATGTAGCTATAGTTCTCTAATTCGCGTATTACGTCCTTACAAGAAGGGTGTATTACAAGTGTGTGGTTTTGAATAAATGCGATACCTATATCCACGCTGCCTTTACCTTTCTTGGAAGCTTCCACATTAAAGCGGTTACGTCTGAAGTAGGCTATGGCACGTGCATCTGCGCTATCGCAGTAGATACGTGTTTTGATAAGGTGGCGCTCGGTTAGTGCTTCTGTCAATTCTTCCAACTGGCAACCTGTTTTATAAAAGTCGTTATAGACGTATATAGTGCGGTTGTCCGCATCGTAAAGAGTAGAAACAATAGTAGAAGCATCAATGAAACCCATATCCATTCCTACCCTGTGTGCGTAACCCTTAGCTGCTAATGCAGTGGCGTCAAATTCGCGTATGCTCCAGTTTTGATAAACCAAACCATCGCTATCTATTCCCCACTCACCCAAACCGTAAATACGATATTTCTGTGGGTTCATATACTCCATTTCGTCCAGGGAAGCCACGTAGGCCGCTGGAAGGAAAGGGTTGTCTTTGTATGTACTGTGAGTGAATTTGAAGCTTGCTGGTGGGTTAACTACGCAATAGTTATAAAGCCAGTGGTTTTTGTTAATAGGGTTAAAGGCTGCAAATATCTGTTGGTCTTCTGCGGTACCTCTCATACGTAAGTTAAGTTGTTCAAAAGTTTCTTTGTTTACCTCAAATACTTCTTCTACGAATACATCGCTGATGTTGTGTAAGGAAAGAAGCTTTTGTTCATCATCTAGGCCTATAAAAATTATTTCGCTTCCATTAGCTAGTTGAATATACATATCTGTCTCACGAATTTTGCAATGTTCAGTTAATTTGAAAGCTGCTATTATCGACTTGAAAGTTGCGAATGTACTGTTGCGGTTTGTGTTACCATAACGCCTTGCTACAAGTACGCGCCTTTTACTTTTTAAAGCTTTTAGTATTATCTTTTGTGTTATGAAGTATGACTTTGCGCTACCAGCACTGCCCATGTATATTTCTATACGGTTGCTATAGTCGTTTAAAAGTGGAAAGAACTTTGGTGTGAACATTTTTTTGTCTATATTAAGTTCTATCTTCATCTTCATCGCCTAGAATATTTATTGTGATAGTTGTGGTAGCGTCCACCTGTGCTTTAATGTTCTGTGTTTGAAGTCCTAACTGCTTTTGAATTAATTCCAATGCTTTCAGTTGTGCGCTTGAACCGTAGTAGTCGTCTCCACGTTCTGCAAAAGCTATCTGTTCAAGCTTTAGTAGGGTGCGGTCAGCCAGTTCTTCAAAGTCGCCTAACTGGTCTTTCATACGTCTTATAACTTCGTCTCTTATGTGTGTTTTGCGCAGTTCTAAATAACTGTTGGAAGCCACTGTTTTTTCTGAAGCATTTGGGTAGGCTATGCGATACGCTGGACGTATTGCAAAACCGTTAGCTATGTATTCACTTACGAATAGTTCCTGTTGTGGTGTTAACGTTGGTACTTGGTCTTTTGGCATCGCGTTCACCTCCTTTTTAAAGAATAATTGTGATGGCTGCGTATAAAGCGCCACCTAGGAATATGTAGTATGCCTTGCATAGAAGGCGGTTAATTTTATTGTTTATTTCCAGGTCCATTAGTTTTTCGTTTAACATATTAGCTAAACCCCTCTCTTTAATTTATTTAGGTTGTGGCCAGAGTGCGTTTTCATTCTCAAAAAGCTCTTCATTAGCGTGGGGAATGTGTCCTTCCAGCCACTCCTAAAGTATTTGTATTTCATATCCTTGTTGTGTGTAATGGTCCATATTTATTAGCCAGTTCTCTACGGTTTGCCCTGGAAAGCTTGAAGTTCTCACTTCATATTTGCCGCCACCTTCTAGGTAGTTGCGTATGTCTTCCATGCGGAAAGCGTAAATGGCGTGCGAATGTTCGCATACAAATATCAAACTATCTGCGGTTGTATAGTGGAACCACCCTAAGCCATCTTGGCGCTTGTTAGCACTGCAAAGGTGTTCAACTAAGAAGTTATTTGTAGAAGTGATATACTTGTCTGTTTTAACTTCTACGGAAAGGTGTAGGTCGCCTTTATGAATGCGATAGTCTACATCTTGCGCGCGGTAGTTATCACTGCTGCGTACATCTACCACTTCCCAACCCCTTTGCTCTAGCGCCATTGACGCTACCAATTCTCCTTTAACGCCCCTTGAAAGCTGGGAGTTAAAGAACTGCTGCTCTGTGTGGTTCATATTAAGTTTTCCTCCTAAATAGTTTTATTAAATAGTTTTCTTAAAGTCGTCCCAAGTTGCTAGTAATTCACGTAAACGCTCGTTGTTTTCAAAGCGCCACATTGGTCTACCGTTCTCGTCATAATACTTGTCTAGGTAGTTAATACCGTATAGTCCTAGGTAGTACATAAGCTTGCGTGAATAGCAGTTGAAGTATTCCTCATTTGTATAGTCTCTTGATGGTTTAATTGTCATTGTTTTCTTCCTCCTTAAATGGGTAGTTGCTTATTTGTTAGTTTGCGTTCTTTAACTCTTATAGGTGTCCCAAATTCTTCTTTCATATCTGCCCAAGCCATATGCCAAGCAGTTTCTTGAACTTCTGCGTCATTTTCATCTTTCATACTGTCTTCTTTCGCGTGTTCAAGTTCTTTCTTTGCTATACCATCTGCATGAAAACCAATTACTTCAAATAAGAAGTGGAAAGCAGTAGAGTAGTCACCTTTTTCAATTCTTTCTTTTGTTCCATCTAGTTTAAGAAAGAAATAGTTGTATTCTGTGGCACCTAACGGCTCTATTAACCCTGCTTTTATTAATTCATTTCTTGCTACGTTTATATTGGCTCTAGCTTCTCTACTTCCACAAAGTTCTAGTGCTGCTTCTGCATCACTCATAAAAGCAGCCATTGGTTCTGTCATTAAAAAGGTATAATAGCTAAGTGCTAAATATGCCCTTGTAGGTTTGAAACCAAATAGTTCTTCCCATCGTTTTGCTATTACCATTTGTTTGGCCTCCTTAGATATATATTCAAAGTGGTAGAGTGCGGTTTTACCTCTGCCTTCGGTTGTGAAAATACAACCTTTTTTTATTAAGGTTTTTTCAAACCTTTTTCTGTCGTTTAAGAAAATTCTTTCTTCTGTTCCAAGTAGTTGTGCTACCTGTGAGGTACTCATTATTACCATTGTTCATTGCTCCTTTTGTTTGGCGTTGTGGTTGGCTTACTTGTTATCTCTCTCTTTGAAAATATCTTTCATATCTTGTTCAAGTTTTTCTGTCTTTTCAAAGACGAATACATCAAATTGAGGTTTATCTATGTTTTTAGTTTTGTAGAGAAGGTTGTTTCCTTTCTCTACTAGTTCTGAAGCTATTCTTAGTGAAAATATTGTTTTCTTACTCATGTTGTTTCCTCCTAAATTAGTTTTTCTATTTGGTTAATTTCTTTTTGTTTCATACAAGGTTTACGCATATTGCCTTTTGGTTTTAATAGTTGAATGTAATAATATTCAATTTTTTCTACATCAACCTCTGAAGTTTCTAAAACTGTGTAAAGTTCTTCAAAAACTATTGTGAAACCTTTCGCGGCATATTCTCTAACAACCTTGTTCGTCTGGTTAGCTTTACTGTCGTTGTTTATTCCATATGTGTGAAGTGTCCATCTCTCTCCAAAACCTTTTAAAGTGCTTCCGATATAAAGTAATTCACCTGTCTCTTTACAAGATATTTTGTAGACTCCTATGTTTGTGTTGTTCCTGTCCCATTGAAGTTTAGTGTGGTGTTTAGCAAGGCTTATTACTTCCTCTTCCTCTAGTTCAAAGTGGTAGTCCCTATGAGTCCTTCCTGTGACTGTGAAGGCGTACCCATTTTCCAATAGCTTCTTCTCGTAATACCTTCTGTTTCCATCGAAGCTGGTTTTTTTAATACCTAGCGTTGCGGCTAGTTGTTCTGTGTTGAAAGTTTTTATCATGTTTATCTCTCCCTTTGTTTTGTTTTGCTTTGAAAGGTTCAAAATATTCTGTCAATTCTAAACATAAAAAATAGTAAAGACAGAAGATAGTTTTAACCTATCTTAATATATCTTTACTATACCTATAGTATATCACATTTTTGGTTATTTTGTCAAATTTGTAACAAGCGAATTGTTCAGAATTTTTTTCTGCCCCTTCACTAATAGAGTAGCTCCCTGGATATTCGATGGCATTTGGCCGACATTTTTTTTTATGCGAATTTGGTTTTGTGTTATTTTCCTTTTTCCCGAAAATTTGATACATGATAGTATATATATACTGTTTCAAATTTTCGGGGAAAAAGTAAAATACTATGTAGGTGGTGTGGGCTTCGCCCCCACGCCCCCAGAGAAGCTTGTAAATAGGGAAGGGAAAGGTGGCGGGAAATTGAACGGTGTTGCGTCTCCGCAGCTACGCTGCTCCGTTTATTTCGCGAAACTTCAATTTAGCGAACAAAAAATATATAAAAAAACAAGGTATAGAATATTACTTCTATACCTTATATATATGTTTATATTTGTTTATACTATCTCTGCATATAAAGTGTCGCCAAACATAGGTAGTTTTCCAGCGCCATCGTCCAAAACCAAATAATAACCACCATTCCACATGGCGTCAAATTGTACGGTACCCTTCTCAATATCGCTGCCATATTTCATAGCGATATGCACGCCAGATGATAAGAAGGCGCCTTCCATATTCGTCCATTTTCCTTCTACCTTTTGCCACTTTTCCATTTATCCACAACTCCTTTTCGGACCAGCAAATTTTGCTTGTCCAGACACGCAAATGCTGCACTTCCTTGGACCGGCAAATTTTGCTTGTCAAGAGAAGCAAATTTTGCCTGCTAATAAGACTGATATAAACTAACCTGATAAAAACTACCCTGAGAAGGCGGAAAAACCGCCTAGTGTGGATAACTTATTCCCAACCAAGTAATTTACGTTCCAAGTCGTCATAGTCATAGGTTCTTTCATCAAAGTCCTTTTTAAGCGCCCTAACAGGCTTCCTAACAGGTTTTTTTTGCTCGTATGATATTTTACCAATATAAATTAAATTCGGCTTGTTTAGGCCTTGTCGCGTTTCCTTTACCAACTCCACATCATTTAGCTGCTTCATTATCGTAGTCATGCTGCGCAAACTGGTTCCTACCATTTCTGCCAAGCTTTCCCTGGTAAATATCAAAAATACCCTGTCCTCTTCATCATGCCAACCGTTCTTAACAGAAAGGCTTAGGCGGTCCAGAAGAAAGGAATACGTTATTCGGGCATCGTTTGAAAGTTTTGCATAGCGTTCGTTAAGAAATAATTCCTTTGGAACAATAAGGTAACTGTGTTGTCTAATTTCTGATAGTTTGGTATAATTCATTGATACACCCCTTTTGCGTAATAGTTTGGTACAAAACCATTATAGCAAAAGAAAAAGGGAAAGGCGATAAAACCTTTCCCTTTTGTTTTGTAGTTTTTTTACTTTCTAGTAGTAACTGCGGCTGGTT